AAAACCAAACTTGTAAATGTCTGAACATCGAAAAGATAAAGATCAAATTTAGTAGAAGCACCAGAATATGCTGCATCTGTATTCTCAAATGCATAAATCCTCGCGGATCCTATTTCTGTTCCCGTAATTGCAGTAGCATTCGCAGTTGTTTTTCTTTGATTTGATAATTTAATTTGATTATCAATATTAATTCCTAACTTTGGTGTACCATTAACATTGTTAAGTTGGAATTTATTTCCAAACTTAAATGGAACAGATGATAATGCAATTTCTTTCTTATCTCTTGGCTTTTCAATATCTAATATTGTACTAACAGGTCTCTCAATATCATATCCTCTTACATATGCCTTTCCGGGAGATACCTTTAGTGCAAATAAATCATCAGATGGTGTTGCACCTTGATCAGTATTTTCTCCTGAATTAAATACACCCTCATTCGATATACCATCATTCAAAGACTCAGCAGGATCTATTTTGAAGTTTCCAACTGAATAGTTACCTGATTCTTCGTATGTTCTCTTTGCAAAGTAATCTTTAATTAAATTATATTGTGTTTTATTTTGAACTTTCTTTAATTCACCGTCATCAAGACGCATGATTTCAATAAAATTCTTATCATTATAATCTGTTAGACCTTTTTTTGATAAAGTTGTAGATATTTTTAAACGATCTGCACCGGGAGCCGCGAAGTTTGAGAATCCTCTTGCATTATCATAGAGAGAATCATCATCATTTGCAGTTACTAATTGTTCTTCAATGAATAATCCAACTCTGTATGATGGTGTATTTGTATATGCATCTAGTACAATCTTATCTGCAGATACATTTACAAAATGACCACGAATAAAGAAAACTCCATCGGCAATAGAAACTCTACATCCAGTTGCTGATGCACCTATATCAACTAAAGTTGCTACAGTATCTCCTGAATTAATTAAAGTATTTCCATATACAAGAGACTCTTGTATTAGAAGATTTTCACCATCTTCTAAAAATTTTGAGGTATTATCGTTTCCTGCATCAAGATATTTTACAAAAAATGTTAAATCTGTAATTCCTGTAGCATCATTTGGTAGTGAATAATCATCAATTAGTATTTTAATACCAGTGCTTTGTCCTTCTAATATTTTTCCTTTTAATTGATCAACATATAATGATACTGGAATACCTAAATGATTAGAATTTAACTTTATCGAAAAATATTCTGAATCATATTGACTATTTCCGGGGATCACCATTGATCCCTCTTTAAACATATGACTACCAAATGATTCAATCTGATCTTGTAAGATAGATTGTAAAGTTGTTAATTCCCTTGCCTGAACAGGCTTACCCGGATTAAATAATACCTTATAAAAGTTACTATCCTTTGAAAAATCGTCGTAATATGGATTTATATTTAAATTAGTTTTCTGTGGCATTTTTTAGAATTCCAGAATGATTTTAACATCTTCTTTTTGTCTTGAGTTCCTAGTAATAGTCGCTCTATTGTCAATGTAAATTACATCACCCGACCCTTTATTTATCTCAGGTGTAGCAAGACCATTTGTGAAAGTCACTCCGAGTCCTACATTCTTTGAACTTACTGTGGTAATACCAAGACTGAATGTAGTTTCAATTGATCCACTAAATCCACTTGGCCCTGAAACTTGGTTCGTTGATGATTCAAATCCAAGAACTTGACCTGCAGTTGAAATGCCAACATAATCTGTCTGATCAGTTGAGTTTCCAAAATATAATGATCTATCTTGAATGTATTTCATCACCTTTGTTTCTGCATCAAATGATGCAACATAACCAACTGCTTTAAGTCCACTTCCCAAAGTTTGAGTAATTTTTTCACCAATTGCTGGTGTTGTACCATTTGTTGATGTGAATTTAAATGCACTTAATGATGAATAAGAATCACCAAAGTAAATTGATGTAGTTCCGATTGATGTTGGATTTTTAACCAACTCAACTTGGGCAAATTTAGTAGTTAGTGGGAAATCTTTATTATCTCCACCAAACCTTGCGTATACTAATACACGATCAGTTCCTAATTCTTCATAGACATTATGTCCATGTCCCTTTGATGGAGGAATAATTGGTATTAGTTTTGCTTTTGTTGAAGCATTTGCATTAATTGAACCTAAGTCAACTAATCCATAACTATAACCTTTACCACCAGAGGATACAACTGCGTTTGTTATTTTACCACTTACAACATCAACTACAACTTTACCACCAGTACCATCTCCAAGAATGCTAAACTCTTGCCCTAGTCCACCAGAGTATCCTTCACCTTGATTGTCAATATAGACTTTCTTAATTTGATTATTATTTGTATCAGAATCTCCGTTCTCTCTTACAGATTGAATTGAAGCATCATTCGTAGTCGTCCATTCATTTGGAACTGCAATAAAATCAGTTGAGTCAAACTTTATAATATCACTTGGTGAAACAGTAAATAAGTATTTCCAAATATATCCATCACCACTCTCACCAGCCTTAGATGGTTCTAAATCTGTAAATGTCGGTACATCCTGAGATGCATTACCTGTTGTATTGATACCTGAAGAACCATTGTCTATACAAACATAAACATTGAAGTTTTCATTCATTACATAGTATCTGGCATCATATAAACGAGATGACTGTGTAATTGGAGATGGTGAACTTACACTATAATCATGACGATACATTTCATATCTTGTTCCCTGCGTCCAATTAACTCTACGAACTAATCTTCTCACATTCTTACCAATTACTCTTTTTCCAAATAAACTGGTATCGCCAATATGATTGACATTATTAATATTATCTACTGGGTTTGGAGTTGCTGTATCCCATGTGGATGTTCTACCAAAGCCAACAACTGTAGGATTTGGTAAACTAACTGACACATAAAATGAACTAGATGGATCAGTACCTCCTATCCCTGTAACTGTATCAACAAAGTTACTTGCATTTAATATTCTAAACTGATCTGTTACAACTGCTGGCATTTTATTGCTTTTTTCCTATATTTATACTAGTTTTTATCATGTTAAGTTTTTGCGGAGTGCTCCAGTGTCACGAAGACCAAAAACTCTTCGTTGTAATGTTGGGAAAGTACCTATTCCAACACCAGTTGTAAGACCCACTGTATTACCGGTAACACCGATAGCAACTGGATTTGCTCGATTAAATACACCTCCTCCACCTGCATTAAATAGTCTTCCCCATGAGAATTGACCATTTACTCCACTGTTGATGCCAACAGTCACACCCAATCCAGTTGTATTTACACCTGAATGGATATTAACTAAAATTTCAGCAACATTTGCGTTTTTACTTATTGATTGAATCATGTATACATTATCTGCAAAAGAAGTTCCAATTCCAACAGTATCTGTATTTGCACCACTAGTATTTAATGAAGTTACTCCATTACCTACATGAGTATCAAATATGTATATTGGGTATCCTACTTTTAATGTATTGTTTATACTATCATCTGATAGTAATCCAATTTTAAGTCCAAGAGTCGAAACACCTACAGTAACTGTTTCAATTGCAGTAACAATGCCTGAGAATCCTTGAACATTTTTAATATTAGTGATACTTTCTTTTATTGTATCTGGAGTTGGTGCTAAAACTTCAGGAACATTTGTATTTGTATAACCAAATCCAACATTATTCATTGTTACTGATGCAATAGATCCATTTGTAATGTTTCCAGTTGCAACTGCAAATGTTGAAACTCCTGCAACTGCAAATTGAGTTGCGGCCACTCCAACAGGGGCAGCAATTGAAATACTTGTTGTTGATCCTACATAACCACTACCACCACTTACAACTGTAATTGAAGTAACTTGACCAGTATTTGAAACTGTTGCTGTTAAATCTGCTGCAGTTGGTGATATATCATTTACAACTAATACACCAATATCATTAATTTGGAAACTAGTTGCAGAATTATCTTCTTCATAGTCAAAGAATTTTGCATCATCAACAAATATACTAGTTCCTTCTGCAGTTCCTGTACCTAAATCTCCTATCAATCTTGCAGTTGGATAAATTAGAGGTTCAATTGAATCTCTGGCTTTCGATATAATATTACCACCAATCACCTTATCAACTTTCTGTTTAGTCCAATTAAGTGGTTTGAAGTTAACTTCATCAATACCGACACCAGTATAAATTTCAGTTTCAAAAGTATCTGATGTTGTAATACCAACAATTGTTCGACTTGATTGTGCAATTGTACCAGATATTGCATTATTACTTGTAATATCAACCACATCTCCGGTCTTCACGCTTTCAACAACATCAACCACTGTAGTATCAGTGCCAGTTGTTCCTTTATAGAAGAAGATTGCAACATCATCATCAGCATCTGGAGGTGAGGTAAAGTTAAATGTTGTTCCACCTTCAAAGTCATAGTCAACACCGGGATGTTGAATAACACCATTTACAAATATCAATAATAGATTTTTCATGTCTATTAATGATGAATCTGCACTATTTCTGTCTATTTCAAAACTTAATAGTTGTGAATTAACTTTTATTGGAAAACGAGTACGAACCCCATCCT